GGGGAAGACCACCATCTTAACGGAGTTCGCCTGTGTTGGTTTAATGCACAAATTAAAGGTCGTCTTTTTCAGTTTAGAGATGAGCCAGGATAAAATCAATCAGCGAATAGCCACTCGCCTGGCTGGCAGACCCAAAATTATTGAGCCCCACAAAGATTTTCGCTTGCCCGTGTTGGATTGTACTCACAACCAAACGGGTAGCTGTAGGTTACTTTGCAGAACAGGTAAGCTGGATCTTATTGGAGACGATGAGTCCATTATGAAATACACTCCGAATTTAGACGGTAGGTATAAACCATGCTCTGTGTGTCTCGGGAAGGAGAACTACAAATTTGCGGTGTGGTATGAAACCCAAAGGTTTTCCAAAACACCCATAGAATACTTCGAAGATATGTTAAGAGATTTTCGTAGTATTTTTGGGGACAACCTTGTGGTGGAGGCACACCCCACAGGCAAGCTCAGTGCTAAAGACCTGGAGAACCGGATCACTCTATTAGAACAAGAGCGGAATTTTATCCCCGATATCATTGTAATTGATGCGGCTGACAATATAAAAAAGCCGGACAAGGACAGGAGAATAGAGATTGGCAGGATATGGGAGCAGCTTGCTGCACTCAGCCAAGAAAGGAACTGTTTAGTAGTAACAGCCAGTCAAACAAACAGAGCAGCCGCTAACAAGGCTGACCTGACCATGGAAGACCTGTCAGAAGACTTCTCTAAGGCAATGATCTCGGACATATTTATTGCAGAAAATCAAACGAGCCAAGAGAAAGATCAGCTAACTCTACGACTGTCAATAATACTTCACCGGCACAGGGGATTTAGCCTGCATCATCAATGCCGAGTGCTTCAATCCCCGGAGACCGGGCAGTTTTGTTTGAACTCTTGTTCAGTCCAGAGGAAATTGTCAAGATGAGGCTTGACAATTATAGCTACCTATATATAATGATAGAGAAAGGGGTTTTGATATGGCAGAGGAGCGGAACCGAGGTAAAGGTCTTTCTGACGCCCAGGTTAAAATGATACTACGACAATATAGAATGATGGGTCAAGGTGCCCAAACAAACTGGGCGGAACTGGGCCGTAGGTGCCATGTTCATGGTGGCACAGCCAAGAGGTACGTTGAGAATCATTTAGTAAAGGAAAATCAAAAATGAATCATAGACCAGGAGAGCCCAGGGTGTGGGTTATATTCGCGAGCTGGGGTTCGACTCCCCGCTCCTGGTCACCGAATACAAGGGGGGGCAAATGAAAAACATCCAAAAGTGTGATTGGTATTACGAACCAGCAGATTTATCTAAGATGTCTGCAAACGAATTAGCAGTTAGATTAAGAGCCCTATCTCCCTTGTGTTGTTGGGCTGGCTTCCCAAAAGATATGCCAAAAGAAGGAGAAAAAGTTAAGTTTTTCAGGAGACAGTGGCTTGTAATCAAAAGGCATTTCCTTTTGGCCCTGCTTGAGATTGATAACCCACGCTTTCCTACTGATAAGACCCCCACATCTGAGGAGAAAGAGGAATAAAAATGTTGAAAATCAAACAGAAAAACCTTAAAAAAATCTTGACTATCCTGAAACCAGGAGCCACCAAAACCACAGGTTCCCAAGCCGGATGCATTACCTTCAGAAAAGATACAGTAACCGCTGAGTCCCCGTTCTTCTCCGTCAGTTGTCCATTAAAGTCTGATATTGAAGGAAGCTACGACCTTGCAAATCTACTTAAAATAGTAGGACAAATCAAGGTTTCCACGGAGGTGGAGATAAAGAAAACAGAGAAGACACTGAGCCTGACTGTCACCGAAGGAGAAAAGAAACTTCAGTTTGCCGTAAAGGCCCAATGGGAAGCACCGACGAGTTCGCTGCCTGTACCGAACGATAAAGAGTGGGATGATATTCCAAACGGCTTTACTAACGGACTGGCTGACACCTTTCCAATAGCAAAGAAATCGTCGTCACCATCAGACCACTCTCATTGTGTGTACATAACTCCCACACACTTTGCAGCCACTGACGGTAGCCGTGTGGTCCTACGACTTGTTAAGAACCATCTTAGCAGCACAGTTATCCTCCCAGCAAACTCGATCAAAGAGCTTCTTAAAATAAACCCCACACAATATGCCCAAATTGGACCTCATGTATTCTTTCGCAATACAGAGGGGGTTGTCTACAGCCTATCTGCGTTCTTGGATCAGTTCCCTGAGATAGCCCACTTGTTTAAGGTGAAATTAGGACCAGAAATTATAACGAGTAACGCATTCAAAGAGATAGTGCAGACAGCCAACTCAATGGAGGCTCAACGGATTGACCTCCACTTTAAGGGGTCTAAGGTCACCCTCCTCTCAGTAACCCAGAATGGCCCCATCAAGGGCGTATGCCCTGTTGATTATAAGGGGCCTGATTTTAACGTTAAATTACGGCCAGGTTACTTACTGGACGGACTGCAATACACCAACATCATCAGGTTCAGTTCCGACTTGGGCTTCCTGGCAGTTTATAATGTAAACACCAGATACTTGGCAGGGGTCCTACTCGGATAATAATTGTCGCTCCATATAGGAGCATGAATTGAAACGGATAATATGACTAAACTCCAACTGAAACCATTGAAGATAGATAGTTGTGGGGACTGCCCACTCGCCAATACCGGCCAACTATGCCCTGACATGCCCACCTCCGGTAAGGGAAAGCTTGGAGCTATGATAGTCGGGGAATGTCAAGGAGCATTAGAAGCCCAAAAGGGGTCCCAGTTTATTGGGCCTGCTGGTCAGCTCTTACGAACTGTTCTTGCGAGTCTCAACTTAGATTTAGACCGGGACTTCTGGAAGACCAATGCAATCAGGTGTAGAACCAATGGGGGGAAGCCCCCCACAACAGGGGAAATCAACTCCTGTAATGTCAAGTTGTTTAAAAGCATTCACAAAAGAAAACCCAAGATGGTTATCGCTCTTGGAAAGAGCGCTGTTATAGCTTTAGTAGGTAAGTATGTAAAGGACATAACCATCTCCAAGTTCAGGGGCACGTTTATTCCCATCACGGAACATAACTTCTACCTTGTCTCTGCTCTCCATCCGAGCTTTGTGAGCAGGTGTGATGATGACTACTCCTACGAGACCCTGCGTCGAGATCTCAAAGAGGGCCTTAGTCTTCTCAAGCACATTCCAGATAGCCCAATTACCCCATTAAATATCTCCAAACCAATACGCTTGGTTACCAGCTTTAAAACCTTCAGTGCCTTAATGGAAAAGCTCCACAGAGAGAAGCCAGTCAGTGCTTTCGATTTTGAGACATCCAGTAAGAAGCCTCAAGATTCCCGAAGCAGAATCTGGTCTATGTCTATCTGTTTCAATGGAAAGAGCTATTCGTTTCCTGTCCATTACCCCGCAGTTCAAGGGGTATACCCCAAAGATGCGGCTGATACTATATGGGGGACACAGCTTCTCCCTCTTGTAATGGATAAAATCAAAGGCTACCTGCAAGACTCGGGTCTTAAAAAGATTGCACACAATGAAGCCTTTGAAAGGATCTGGTCTCACTTTGTTTTTGAGTCACCAGTGAACTCCCTCATTTGGTGTTCCATGAACGCTCAACATATCCTCGATGCGCGAAAGGGGTTTTGTGGCCTAAAACTTCAAGCCTTTCTCCGGTGGGGAGTACATGGATACGACGATGAGATGAAGTTTTACATGAAAAAGTCCCAGGAGGACCGTGGAGCAAACTCTCTGAATATTCTATACAAGGCACCATTGGAGAAGCTTTTGTTTTACGGTGGGGTTGATTCCTTCCTAACAGAAAAGCTTGCTAAAGAACAACTTGAGGTCTTCAACCTGCGGGGTAATAAACCCCTGCATAAAGCAAGGAAACTGTTCCATGAAACGACCATCGCCTTTACTAACTCCCAAAAGACAGGGATTAATATAGACACAGCCTATTACAAAAAGGTGAGAGCCAGTCTCACTAAAAGCATATCGAAACTCACTCAAGACATTCAGTCAACAAATGAAGTCAAGCAGTTCGAGGAGACAGAGCAAGTTGAGTTCAATCTCAACTCCCCACCTGATTTAAGGGTCCTGCTGTTTAATATTCTGGGAGAGAGATCGAAAAAGAAAACCACAACTGGCTTAGATAGTGTAGATAAAGACGTTTTGACTGATTTGAAAACCCCAATTGGCAAGAAAATCATAAAGATCAGGGAGCTTAAGAAGCTCAGGGACACCTACATTGCCCAGTACTTACGAGAGGCAGTAAAAGGAAGAATCTATCCGTTCATTAACACCCACATAGCCCGTAGTGGGCGCAGCAGTTCAAGCGCTCCAAACATTCAAAACTGTCCCCAGAGAGACGAAAAGGCGAAGAAGCTTATTCGCTGGGGCATAATCCCATCACTGGGCTACAAGCTCGTAGAGTGTGATTTTTCGTCTATCGAAATAAGGATGTTGGGAGTAGAAACCAAAGACAAAGCTCTGCTTAAATACCTCTGGAATCCTAAGTCAGATATGCACTATGATCAGGCCAAAAGCCTCTTCCTTTTAGATGCTGATGAAATGAACAAAGCAATACGATACGTTGCAAAAAGTGATTTCGTTTTCTTGGAAGTCTATGGGGGAAAGGCTTCTGCGAGTGCCAAATACTTATGGTTCGATTCCGTTGACCTCAAAACAGGGAAGGAATCGGATGGCCTCATAATAAGAAAGCACCTTGCCAAACAGGGCATCAGAAATCTGGATGATTTTACAGATCATGTCCGGGACGTTGAGTCTAATTTTTGGAAGAAATACACGGGCATTAAGCGGTGGCAAAAGACCCAAGGGGAGTTCTATTTACAACATGGGTACGTTGAGACCCATTTTGGATTCAGAAGGGGTGGGTACCTCAAATGGGAGGTCATTCTTAACACTCAAACTCAGTCTACCGCTGCACATCTTTTATGGTGGTGCTTCAAACGAATTGATCAGATACGGATCAAAGAGAAATGGAAAACCAAGCTGCTTGGGCAAATACATGACAGCATCATCTTCGACATGCATCCTGAAGAAGAAGCGCATGTAATGAAAACAACCCACAGGGTAATGACCAGAGAGTCTATTGGTGCGTTCCCGTGGATTATTGTACCGATCGACATAGAGATCGATATGGCTGAAGTTAATCAGCCTTGGTACAGCATCAAGGCAGTACCAAAAGACTATTATAAGTCCCTGGCAAGTAAGGAAGAGATCATGGCCACCAGGGCCTCTTTAAAATCAAGAGTACTAAAGTGCTAAACACAGAAACCCGGTTCAAATCCGGGGGGAATGGAATAGTTAATTATGATTACAACTTTTGTGCCTGTGGCGGAATAGGTAGACGCAGGTAAGGACCTTATGGATACATTAGCAAACGCACCCAAACAACGCCCCACAAGATCGAACAATATCTGGTATCTCCAGAGGCGTAACAATATGGGATAGCGTAGAGAGTGACGTGATTACCTATGGCGGTAATTGTGAATTCCCGAAAGCGCAAATAAACAATCGTGAGTAGGCAGCTTGAGAACATATCAGGTCTGAACGTGCTAATGCTTAAAAAGCCATTATGCGGGGTGCAAATCCTCGCCAGGCACAAATATTATTATTTGGAGGAGAGACAACAAATGTCACTACATGAACCAAGATGCCTAGTTTAGGGATAAATGATAAATCCGGGTGTAGCTCAGTCTGGAAGAGTTCCTGGCCTGGAACCAGGATGCCGGAGGTTCAAATCCTTCCGCGCGGAGCGTTATTTTTACAAGGAGAATCTATGAAAGACGGTGAAAAAATAGTCCAGCGCCTGTCAGAGTGTGGTAAAATAATGGAAAGCGGTCAATTTACTAAATACGATTTAGACTATATTGAAAAGGCGCTTAGAATAATGCTCGCTGCGACAGAGAAGACAGTATTGAAAAATAACAAACAGATGCACCGGACGAGCCGGTGATCAACACATTAGACCACCCATATAGGAGAGAATGAATGAACCAATTACCGACAGTAGAAGAAGCCGGAGCAATCGCAGTTGGCTTGTCAGGAAGCCTGGGTGCTAAAGAGCAGGTATTTTTCATCGCAGGATTTCAGGAAGCAGTAAAATATTTAATGTCTAACCAAGAAATTCAGCGGACCAAAAAAAGCCAAGGATAAAGCGATCATGACAACAGGTACATTACCAATCAAATACAGGCCCAGTACTCTCGATGAGTTCTTCGGAAACGAGGGAATAAAGAGCACCCTCAAAACAATTCTAAAAAGACCGATGGACCAAATGCCTCACAGCTTCCTATTATTTGGGCCTTCGGGCACAGGGAAAACAACCTTGGCCAGGATAATTAGAAAGGAAATGGGCTGCTCGGACTACGATTACCATGAACTCAATGCCGCCGACCTCAGAAAGATAGACGACATGAGAGCAATAATCTCTGAGGCACCGCTCGCTCCGCTCAAAGGGAAGATAAAGATCTACTACTGGGATGAGTGCTTTGCTAAAGGAACATCGATAGAAACCCCACAAGGAGCAATGAAGATAGAAGATCTTTCTAGTGGGGATTATGTTTTTTCAATTAATGGAAAAACCAAAATTGAGCGGGTGTTTAAAAACAAAGTGCCCTTAAATCGAATTGTTAAATTACAATTCTCAAACGGGGATACTTTGCACACAACAAAAGACCATCTATTTTTAACTGGTGCTGGGTGGAAAAAAGCAGCAAGCTTGAAAAGTCGGGACTTAATATTTAAATTTAATCCTGAAGTTGTCAACGAGGAGGAAAAAATATATGAAACCCCGCTCTTGCCAGTGGTGCGATCGCCTTTTTGTTTCCAAAAAAAGAAGCAAGACACAGCGAACATGCTCTCGCCACTGCGGTCAAAAATTGAGGGCTTCAGAAGCTGGGGCATACATTGTAGAAATACGATACTGCAAAGAGTGTGGAGCAAAAATGGATGTAAAAGTGTCCGACAAAAGGAAGTTCTGCTCCCGATCCTGTGCGGCCAAATGGAATATTGCCCAGCCGGAAATGCGTCAAAAAATACACAATTCAGAAATCAGAGCAAAAATTTCGCAAGCTCACAAAGCGTGGAACTGCACAAAGGAAGGAATGCTTCAAAGAAGGGCTTCTTCAAAACGAATGAAAGAGAACAATCCCTCACACAAACCCGAGACAATCAAAAAAATGAAGGAAACCAAACTGGCTCGTGGGACATTACACGCTTGGCCAGGAAAGCGTGGAGGAAATGGAAAGCTCACGGCCCCACAAACTCGACTTGCTTCAATTTTGAAATGGTCTGTCGAATATGCGATTTCCTTAGAAAAAAAGGAGCCTGGGTTCCCAACAAATTACAAAGTAGACCTAGCTCACCCCAACTTGAAAATAGCGATAGAGATCGATGGGAAAGGCCACAGGTGGAAAAAGCGTTTATCGCTCGATGTGAAGAAAACAAGGAAGTTGAACGAATTGGGGTGGAACGTATTGAGATTTACAAACAAGGAAGTAATAACAAATCTTTCTCAAGTATTATCCAAGATAAAGAAAGAAGTCAAGGCTTCGCAGAATTCTATGACTTACAAATAGCCGGCCACCCATCATACTTCGCTGAAGGCTGTCCTGTTCATAACTGCCACAATTTACTGACCTATTCGAAGGAGGCTGTACTCAAAATACTTGAGGAACCTCCGGCCCATGTGTTTTTCTTACTGGCCACCACAGAGCCAGAGAAGATTCCAAAGACTATTCAACGACGGTGTACCAAACTCCAAACAAGATTGCTCCCCCCACTGGCGGCTAGGGCACATTTGAACTCGATTATTAAAAGAGAGAAGATCAGTGGGATAAAACCAGAAATCCTGAAACTGATTGCTAGATCCAGTGAGGGGTCTGCCGGTGAAGCTCTTAACTTGTTGGACACCATTAAGGATGACCCCACAGAAGAGGGAGTTGAATATCTAATAACTCTCAGCAGAGATACCCAGGCCCTGTGCAGAGAAGTCTTGGCGGCTATTCAGGGCAAATCTGACTCAGGACAGGTAAAGAAAATACTTACTGCTTTGGAATGCGATACAGAGCAAGCCAGGCAGCACGTATTAAGATACCTGTCAAAGGTGCTTCTCTCTACTTGGGATCCAAAAATATATGAAGCAATGACATTTTTCACAGAAAGCTTTCATAGTACCGGTAGAGCCGGGCTTATAATGGCCTGCTTTGCGGCGTGTAACCCAGTGAGGCAAGAATGAGTGCAAGAACATTAAGCAGAGGCGAGGTGAAGGTACAAGTAAACCTCTTGATACCTTTAAAATGGAAGGAAAAGCTCGATGACCTGGCTCGACAACAGTCGGTAGCTCTTCAAAAGACTATAACCTACCAGGGATTAATTCGAGAAACATTAGATAAACACTTAAACCTATCAGATTAGGAGAAGACTATGGGATACAAAGAGGACGTTCAAATTGATATTGACCACTTAGATCGAGAGTGGATTAGACAAGCGGCCACGTATCAGTATTACGCCAAACAAGAGGCTATTGCCTTGTATGAGAAAGATCAGCTTAACGATAAGCTTGCTCTGACCTATGCACAGTTAGATGGGGACATACGATTAAATTTTGTGAAGTTTGGCTTCGAAGTCAAACCCACTGAACCTGCAATACTCAATAAGATCAAGCAGCAAGAAAAGTATATTGAAGCGAATAAGAAGCTCATGATAGCAACTCGCAACGCCAAGATAGTTGCCGGGGTAGTCAGGTCGTTTGATCATAAAAAGAAAGCACTTGAGAAACTGACCGACCTGTATCTCAATGGTTACTGGGCCTCCCCCAAAATAAAGTCGGAAGCCCAAGAGGTGTATGCAAAGCAAGTACGAACAGAGTTGGAGAAGGATTTAAAAACAGAAAAACGATTAGTGAAAGGTTCTCCTCAAGGTAAGCCGAGCCCACCTTATTCTGAAGACAAAAAGACAGAGCCCAAGGCGAAGGTCGCACCCAAGGCGAAGGTCGCACCCAAGGCGAAGGTCGCACCCAAGGCGAAGGTCGCACCCAAGGCGAAGGTCGCACCCAAGGCGAAGGTCG